GACGGTTGTATGACCTGTTAGATCATCAGTAGTGGTGCTTAACCTTGAATATGGGTTGTATAAAACATATCTCGATTATTCTGGATATGATAGAACCGCTGGTTTCAGCGGTTCTATCAACTGTAAGATAGTATTAATCAATTAACTACCTCTCGAAACTCGCAGTTTTCCTTATCATCCATGATTTCAGAAGGCTTATAGTCCGGCGGCGCAAACATCTTGCAGACGCTTTTGAACCATCCGCACTCTGCTTCCTCAACAGCAGTCCTGTCACGAAAAAGGCAGTCTTTGCACTGTTTGCATTGCTCGGAAACCCCGCCGTCGCCAAACCGTTCGCCGCCGTACCGTTCGTCAAAAGTCTTCATATCACTTCACCCCTTGTTCAATTACTTCCATGTCTATATAGATTTTCCCATTGATTTTCAAACCTATTTTAGAAGGGGGGACGGGTATCCTTACTTTGTCAAAGTAAACATCATATCCCATTACAGGTTCACCCCTTCCGCGACTTCGAGCAACCTTTCTTCGACGTGGACGCTGATATATTCAACGATCCCGTCCAAATCCATGTCGGAAGAAACATTGTTCGTTATCCCGCCGAAATCAACTTTGACTTCCGCCGTCGTAAACCGGTTGATCGTGTCGCGTTCGGCAAGATCGCGCCAAAGCTTCATGTTTTCTTCGCTGATATCGACCATGTTTTTTGTGTTTCCCGCAATCGCGGCGGTATTGTCGGCAATATCCCCGATCCCGCTTCCCATCCCATCGAAATCAGTAAAGACGAAATCAGATGGGGTCACCACATTCGTGTTGTCTTCCTGATTGGCCGCCGCCCTTGCGTCTTCGATTTCCGCAATCCTGTCAGCAGTTGCCGCCCTTGCGTCATCGCGCATTGTATTCAACGCGTCAGCGCGTCCGACGATTGCCGCATTGATTTCTTCCCATGCGTTCATCAACCCCGCTTCACGGGCTTGTTTTTCCGCTTCGTTTGCTAATTGCGCCTGTGTCCCAAAGCTGACTTGTTCAATCAAACCAATATTAACGCCGGGGATTTTATTCAGTATATTGATAAACCCGTTTATAATGCCAATAGCGCCGTTCACCATGTTTTGCAGGATCATCAACACATTGGCTTTCATGTCCCCCATGAAATTAGCGATTGCGGCCCCTGCGGCCATCATGCCAAACGACATTTTATCCCAAAGGTCGAGTACCCAGTAAACGCCCGTGAAGAAACCGATTTTTAACCAATCCCACGCGGTCAAGACTGCGTTGACAACGATCAGCCAAGCGACGCGGACCCCACCGACTCTATTGATCCATACAGTGATTACACCAATAATCGCTGCAATAGCAACAATTATCCATGTCAAAGGATTCGCAAGTATAGCGGCATTTAATAGCCCCTGTGCAACTGCTACAAGCGTTGTTGCAACCTTCCAAGCGATAAAAGCCGCTGCAATCCCTAAAATTATGGGCGCAATCAACGACCAATTGTCCGCAAAGAATCGATACACTCCGAACGCGACTTGAATGATCTGGCCGATGTATCCAATGATCGTTTGGATCGCTGGAACGAACGCCATCATCATTTGTTCGATTTGCGGCAAATTCTCTCGAATCGTAGTGAACAGCGTCATGATCACGGGCAATAGCTGCGCCCCGAAACTAGCACGGATATCATTGACCGCGTTCGTTATTTGCGCCAGTTGGCCAGTAGGCGTGTTTGACATTTGTTCGTACAGGTTCGCCCACGATTGATTGATAATCTCATCAACAACGAGCGCCCGTTCTATTTCATTACCGAAATTAATGACATCTTTTTGAGCGTCAGTTAGTTTAAAACCTTTCTTTGCCAATCCGTCATATTGCCCTTCGAGGGCTTTGCCCAACTGCGTAGCATAGTCGATCATCTGCGTATAGCTGACTTCCGCGCCCCCGGACATCCCAGCCGCATAATTCGACAGCGTACCCATCAACGATTGAAGTGCTTCGACATCGCTTATATACGTTGACAGTTCGGCTGCGCCGCCTATCATTGAAGTTTTGTCATACATCCCAGCAGACTGGATCGCAGTGGCTTCACGCAACATAGCGTTGTAGTCTTCCTGACTTGCGCCTTGATTCGCTAAGACGTTTGACAGTTGTTGTTCGGCTCTGATTTGCTCATTCGTCATAGCAATACTGTCTTCGATCCACGTTATAGCGGCTTTCGCGCCAAAAGCAATGCCGAACATACCCGCGATTTTGCCGATTTTGCCGCCCAAAGTGTCAGCTAACCCGCTTCCTTGCTGAATCTGGTCGTTGAACCCGCGCTGCGCCGCTTCGTTTTGCCGAATAGACGCTTCCATTTCCATTTGCTGTCTTAGCTGTTCAGCAGCAAAACTAGTCATTTCAACTTGACGCTTTATATTGTCAAAAGTGCTTGTATCAATATCGGCTGCGCTTTCCACGCTGTTGAATCCATTGACTAAACTGTTGATCGCGTTATCAATGGACATGATCGGCGCGGTCATGCGGTCTATGATACTAAGCGTTGTCGCAATGCCGCTCATGATCGCGCCCCCCGTTCGACTGCGTTCAACACCTGTTGGAGCTGATCGTGTGATTTCCCTTTCGACTTTTTCGCCAAGTTACGCCGGATGTGCTCTATATAGATCAAGAAGTGCTTTGGTATCCCTTTTGAGTTGAACCCCGGCTCCTTCATCTGCCTTTGAATGTAAGCGTCAGGCTTCCGCATGAGGTCACGCAATGTTTCCTTCGCGTAACCATACGCTTGAGAATTCTTGTTCAACAGCAACACGCCGTCAATGGTAAGCTGAGTAAGGACGTTGTCACTCTGGTCTTTCGTCAATAACAATGGCAAGTCCGTTATGAGACCCGCGTTCAGCCAATCAAATCGGACACCCAACAAATGGGGGTTCATTACTTCAACATTCGGATTCATAAAACTAACCTAAAGAAATAATCTGTGCTATCGGAATAGCTTTGTGGCTGATGTACTTGCCGTTGCCATCGTTCACCAGCGTCCAATTCTCCGGGTTGGAAAGTTCCTCGTCTGTAGGCGAATTCGTTGCCATTGTCTTTTTTGTGAAGCTGATCCCACATGGCGCGAAAACTTTCCTTTGCCTGCTATAAAGCGTATTCTGGCCGCCGTTCGTTGACGGGTCATTGCTTATTTCGACAGGAACTACTGTACCAATATTCTCATAATCGAACGCGCCGACCCCCAAAACATACGTTGTATATTTGAAATTACCATCACCCAAATCCTGTATTGGCATTCCATCATCAACCATAACAAGACATCCGTTCCACATAGCCATTGTCAAATCTCTTTGAATCCCGTTCGCGTCTGTATACTTCAAGAATTTTAAAAGGTTTATGTTTTCAAGGCGCGTTGCCAATTTGGAGTGCATGACGGCAATACTAAACGCCCCCTTTTTGTCACCACATGCTTTTTGGATAGCAGCGTTCAATGTTTCCGGAGAAACAAGCGGTTCTACAGTACCAGAAATATCGAACGTATGCTTTTGAACAAATTCCGCATTTGCACTTCCTGTCATGCTGAAAATGCCGTGCAAAATCGAAATCAACGTATCTTGGTCTATATCCTCCCAATACTCCGATACTTGTTCCGCAATATTGGTCATGAACCCCGCGCCCCCGGTAATGTCTTCCGAAAAGTTGATTTCATACCACGCTTTAGCGCGCCCTATTACAACAACGCCCCTATCATATGTAATTGATCTCAGCGACGTGATATCCGTTTCACCATCATAGTTGAGTGGTTCACTGAATAAACGGCCATACATAGGGATTATTGCATAGACAATGCCACTTGTGCCAGAAAATGCGTTGCGGATTTGCTCGTTAGACCGTAATACCCCTGATTTTATCAACTCATTTTTCCGAACTTTCGGGATTTTATCTATGTATTGCCCGAACGCTTCCGAATTGAAGGTTTTTAAATCAAACTTTGCCATATTTTTTCCGTCCTTTCATTTCTTATGCGGCTGATTCTGCAATCATTGTGTCAAGGGTTTTAGCCAACCTGATAATGTTTTGTTCACCGTGAAGTTCTTCATATCGTTCCCGTGTAAGAGAAAAATAAGAATCCGCGAAAAAGTATCTTTTATCTTCAAGTTTACCCCATAGGAACAATTTGTTTGCGAAAAGTTCAATTCCATCAATAATGTTAAAAAGGCTTTCAACTTGAAGCAGTTTTGCAAAGGTCAAAGGGAAATTCATACTTTCCGCATTCAAAAAATCTGCCGCACCTACTTGCCTTTCAACAACACCTTTGAATAGCTTCATAGTATCAATATCGTCTGTGAAGTCTTTCAGAATCATGAACGCCGCCTTGTCATCTAAGCTGCTGCCATGCAATTTCAGGAAGTCAAGCGCGTTGGATATCCGCGCTGCATAGTCAGCGGATTTTGATACAGATTTCGGCGTTAATTCCTTCCTTTTCTTTTCAATGACCACTTTCAATTTCTGATTAAAAACTGCTGCGGTCTTCGCGGCTTGTGATTTCACTTCATTGATTTGCTTTGTGACCGCGCTTTTTAACGTCACTTGGTCAATATCGTTCTGAACGGCGAAATCCTTCCATTCTTCAATTATTGCTTTGATTTTGTCATTCAAGATTGCCCCGGTTGCATAATATGAGTAAATTAAATCTTGTACTTCCTTTTCAAACTCTGCCAT